TTGTTTTTTATTATTATTTGAAATAAAACAATAATATTTCTTGATACTACTATAGAATTATGTAAAATAAAGCTATCGTTTTAAAATTGGTAGCCCTTACCAATTCTGTAGTAGATCTCCCCCAATATCTTATTCAAGGATAATTATGAAAAATTTAGCTAAAATCCCTCATTTCCCAAAACTAGAAAACTTAGTACAAATTTTAATGCGTAAAACTCAGAATCAAAACCCATTGTTTTTTAGGATTTTAGTTGCTTATTATTTTTCTAAGGTAGCAGCTACCATGAGAGTTAACATTAAAACACATGATAGAGGTACTATACCTGTTAATATGTATGGTATTAACTTAGCTACATCAGGTGCTGGTAAAGGATTTAGTACTAACATTGTAGAAGAACAAGTTATAAATAAGTTTGAAGAACATTTTATTAAATATACTTTTCCTTCAGTAAGTGAAAAAAATATTGCAAAGATAGCAATAGCCAGATCCAATAAAATACCAGGATCAGATCCAGATGCTATAAGATTAAAGGTAGAAAAGGAATTTGAACAGTTAGGTCATTTTGTATTTTCATTTAGTGAAGGTACATCACCAGCTGTAAAACAAATGAGGCATAAGTTACTTATGGCTAATTGTGGTTCTGTAAATCTAGAAATAGATGAGATTGGTTCATATATGACAAGTAATACAGATGTACTTAATACATTCTTAGAATTATTTGATGTAGGTAAAGTTAAATCTAAACTTACTAAGAATACTGCTGATAATACTCGTAATGAAGAAATTAAAGGTAGAACACCTACCTGTATGATGTTATTTGGTACTCAGGATAAATTACTTATGCCTGGATCTAGAGAAGAACATGAGTTCTTTAATTGGATACTTACTGGATATGGTAGAAGATGTTTCTTTGGTTATAGTAAATATATAAGTGATGATTTAACTATAACACCAGAGCAATTATATATATTAAATACTGATAAAAGTATTGATACATTTATGACTCAACTATCTACTGATTTAGGTAAACTAGCTGATGAGATTAACTTTGGTTTAACATTAGAAATGTCTAAGGATGTAGCAATACTTGTTACTGAGTATCAATTAAATTGTCGTAGAGCAGCTTTAAAGCTACCTCAGTATCAAGAAGTAAAGAAAGCAGAGCTACAACATAGGTACTATAAAGCATTGAAATTAGCAGGTGCATATGCCTTTGTAGATGGTAGTAAAGATATTACAGAATTACATGTTTTACAGGCTATTAAATTAGCAGAAGAATCAGGTGTAGCATTTAATCAAATGTTAGCAAGAGAAAAACCTCATAAAGCTTTAGCTAAATTTATTGTAGAACATGAGGGTGAATTGACTGTAGTTGATTTAATGGATAATTTACCATTCTTTAAAGGTTCTGAGTCTATTAGAAGAGATTTATTAACAAGAGCTGTTGCATTTGGTTATAAGAACAATATGGTTATTAAACGTAACTGTGTTGATGGTATTGAATTCTTTAATGGAGAATCATTAGAAGAGACAAATATTAATGAACTTAAAGTATCCTACAGTAAATTTATGACTGAAGGTTATACTAATGCTGTAGCCCCTCTGAACAAACTTAATAGGTTGGTGAATGCTACAGGTCTCAATTACTGTGCAAATCATTTTAAAGAGGGTTATAGACACTCTAAGAATGTAATTGAAGGGTTTAATTTATTAATGTTAGATGTGGATAATGGATTAAGCTTAGATACTGCTAAAATGTTATTAAAAGATTATACTGCAATATTTGCTACCACTAAAAGTCATACCCCTCAAGATAATCGATTTAGAATTATACTTCCATTAAGTCATGTAGTTAAATTAGATGCAGAGAACTATGTAAGATTTATGGAGAATGTATTTAACTGGCTACCATTCAGTGTAGATGATCAAACTAAAGATTCTGCTAGGAAATGGCAATCATTCAAAGGAGAGTACTATGTTCAAGATGGTAAGTTGATAGATGCTTTAAAGTTTATACCTAATACTAGTGAAGAAGAGAAACAATCTAAACAAATATTAGATAATCAAGATTTAGGTAATTTAGAGAGATGGTTTTATACTAATATTAATGTTGGTAATAGGAATCACCAATTACTTAAATATGCTCTAGCGTTAATTGATAGTGGTAAATCAGTAGATGAAATACGTATCACTATTAAAGAGTTTAATGAACGATTACAATACCCAATATCAGATAATGAGTTAAATAGTACTGTTATGGTTACTGTAATTAATCGTATTAATAAAAATCCATAGAGGAGAAAAATAATGGATGAAAACACTAATCTAGTTCTTATTAGTGGGAAGGCAGCTACAGGTAAAACAGTTAGTTTAAGAAACTTACAGAAACCCAAAGGAGTATTGTATCTTAACTGTGATGTAGGTAAAAGATTACCATTTAAGAATGAGTTTAATAGTAAGACTATAGTAGATCCAATGCAAGTGTATGAAGCTTTTCCTTGGTTAGAAACTAAACCAGATATGCATACAGGTATTATTGATACTCTTACATTCCTTATGGATATGTATGAGTCTATGTATGTAATTAATTCAGCCAATACCATGAAGGCCTTAACTAATAGGGCAGCTTAGAGTAATCTAAGTAAAAAATACCAATTGAATTGCTGGGAACTCTTAACAAGTAATGTTGAAGACAATCAGCAGCTAAGTTTTACTGGGCATAATTACTCCATGTAAGATAGTATTAATTTAGTATTAAAATTAATCTAACCAAAAGGAGTAACAATGGGAAGAACAATAGTAGTTACAGCAGATTTATTTGCAGGTAATTTTGTAAGAGAAGCAGAATCAGTTTATAAACCTTCGAAAGATATTCATAGACAAAAGAAAGGAAGAAAATTTAGACAAGTAATTTTATTGTGTAAACACTGTAGTAAAGAATTTACAGTATCTTTACATAATGCAATACGAACACAACAAGAAACTTGTTCTTCAAATTGTTCCAAACGTCTAAATGAAGTATTTGAAGGAGGTAATGAAAAACATCCTCTGTATATTCGTTGGTTAAGTATGAATAGAAGATGTAATGTACCTTCAGCACTTAATTATAATAATTATGGTGGAAGAGGTATTACTATAGATACTGATTTACAAAAATTTGAAAATTACGCAAAATATGTTGTAACATTGGATAATTATGATTTAAAAGATATAGCTAATTTAAGTTTAGATCGAAAAGATAATGATGGTAATTATTCAAAAGGAAATTTACGTTGGGCAACTAGATCAACACAGACAGCAAATCAGCGAAAAGATCCTAAAAGAGGTAGTAATACATATAAAGGTGTAGGTTATAGCAAATGTCATAATAGATGGATAGCAAGAATTAACTATAATAATAAAAGTTTATTAAGTACTACTCATCTAACTGAACAAGAAGCTTTAACTGCAAGAAATACTTTTATAAAATTACACAATTTACCTCACCCTATCCAGTATTGAAAGTTCAACGACTATTCCGAAAGGAAGTAGAACCAAGTGGTTCGAAGCGGTTGGTGTCTAAACAGGTAATGCTGTAGATAAAGATATAGTCTAGCCTTGTAGGAAACTATAAGAAGTTCATCAGAGAACTGGTACAGTCTAACGAACTGTATTGAATATAAGCGGGGGGAACTATGCCCAATACTTAAAAGTATTAATGTCAAACCATGTAGCTAAATCTACTAAAAATATATTTTTCTTAGCTCATACTAGTGATATTTATAATGAAGCTGAGATGGTTACTGAAACAAGAGTAAAAGTTAAAGGTTCATTAATGAATCAAGGTGTAGAATCTTTCTTCTCTAATGTTATTAGTAGTAAGAAAGTACCTTTAAAATCATTAGAGGCATGTAAATCTAAGATGCTAAATATTAATGACGAAGAAAAAGAATTAGGTTTTAAATATGTATTTCAAACCAGATTAACCAAAGAAACTGTAGGTGAATCTATTAGATCTCCTATGGGTATGTGGTCAAAAGAAGAAACCTTTATTGATAACGATGTACAACATATTATTAATAAACTTCATGAATACTATAAATAAGGTAATGTAATGGATGAGAAATTATCAACAAAGATAGAAGAAAAAATAGGTATTATATCAGCTAAACTAGATAATCAAGATTTATTGAGTTATGATATTTTAAATATAACTCAAAGTATTTTAAATCTAACAAATGTATATAATGTTTTACTTCATAAGGAACACATGCATGAGTTTACTGAAAATAAATTTGCTAGAAAAATTGAAAAATAAATTAAACAAAGGAAAAAAGTTATGACAGATCTATTTGATAATCTGAAAACAGATAAAACTATTGAAGATAGTGGTGATGTAATTATGAGAGGTGGTCCTCTTGATTCAGGATTGTACACTATGGCTATTGAGTTAGCTTATATTGATAAATCCTCAGGTGGTGCTACATCAGTTAATTTTACTTTTAAAGGACCAAAAGGTGAAACATTACGTAGAACAGAGTATGTTACTGGTGGTAATGCAAAAGGTAATAAGAACTATTATGAAGATAAAAAAGGTGTAAAACATTATCTTCCTGGTTTTAATATGGTTAATAATCTATGTCTCCTAGCTGCTGCTAAAGAACTTAGTGCTATTGAGCATGAAGAAAAAACTATTAAGATTTATAGTTATGATGATAAAAAAGAAATGCCACAAAAGAAAGTTATTCTTACTGGTTTAAGAGGTAAGGAAGTTATCCTTGGTGTTATTAAACAAACTGTAGATAAGAAAGCTAAAACAGATAATAAGGAATGGAAACCTACAGGTGAAACAAAGTTTGAAAATACTATTAGTAAAGTATTTAGAGCTAAAGATAGTAAAACTGTTACTGAAATTAAAGCTGAAGTACCAGAAGCTTTGTTTATTAAAGAGTGGGAAGATAACTATGCAGGTAAAGTTATTGATGCTACTGAAGGTAAGAAGGGTATTATTCCTATTACCAAGCAAGCTGATGGTACTCCACCACAAGCAAATACTGCTGGTACTATTGTTAGTGAAGAAACAGATAGTATCTTTGCAGATTAATGTATTACGCTTATATGGGAATAGATCCAGGAGCAAAAGGAGCAATCTGTGTCTATATCCCTCAATTAAAAAAATTGCTCTTTAAAGATCATAAACATACTGCTCAAGAGATTATGCTTTGGGTTGAAAGTATTAAATTTAAATATAATATTCAAGCAGTATATTTGGAGGAGGTACACAGTCTATTTGGTATGAGTGCTAAATCTAATTTCGGTTTTGGTTGGAATGTAGGTATATCTCATACCATCTTAAATTGTGTAGGTATTACACCTACACTAGTACAACCTAAGGTATGGCAGAAATTTATTAAAGTTACTTCTAAAGGTAAAGAAATTAAAAAGGAGGTAGCAGAAATATGTAAACAACTCTATCCACAATGTATGAAAGATAAGCTCATATTCGGTCCTAAAGGTGGTTTAATGGATGGAAGAACAGATGCTCTAATGATTATGCATTATGGTTATAATAATTTTAAGGTAAATGATGGAAATAACATTAAAAAATAATGATCTATTGCGTATTACGAAAGTATATATTGCTGAATTAGGTCTTGATATAACTAATAAAGATATTAGTATTAAGCTTAAAGCAGGTAGAAAACATCAGCATAATAATGCTATTATGGTTAATATTGAAGATAAAGAAGCTAAAGTAGGTATCTCTCAAGAGCAACTAGATAAGGAATTAACAGAAGCTGGTGCTGATCTTGAAGAAGATACACAATTAGAACTTCCTACTGATAATAATCAAAGTGAAATAGATGCAGCGATTGAAGCAATTATACCAGATGATCCAGTAGAAGAAACTGATGTTGAAGCTGGTACAAATGATGATCCTGATCCAAATACTAATCTATTTGGTACTGATGCTAATGATGTTGAAACTGATGAAGCTGCATTAGAAGAAGCTGGTGAGAATACATTAGTAGAAGAAGAAAGTAATAGTAATGATATTTTTGGTGACTAATAATAAAGGAGAAAAATGAAAGTTAGTGAAGCAATAAAAGCAAGTTCATTGTTTGTTAGTCATAAGAAAGTAAGAAAATTTCCTATGAACCGACTTGACTATAACGTTTTGGGAGATAACCTAATATCAATAAACTATAATGTCTATATTTGACTGGTTTAAAAGTATTTTGGTTCTAGTAGTAGCTTTATTATTAGCTGCTGTAATATACGTAACTATTATGGTTACGTATACATTAATAGGTATTGGGCTTTATCTCCTCATCGGATACACTACTTGGAAGATCTTATTATGCATACCCGATAAGAAGACATTAGAGGAATTTAAGCAATCTAATATACACCATTAAAGTCCACTACTTATTTCATAAGTAGGTACTTGTAATAAGTTTTCAGCAGTACCCCAAGGAGTACCAATTCTACTCATTACATTAGCATCTATTATTGAAGAATCAGAGATATATGAAAGATTAGTACCTGTCATCATTCGTTTTAGTAGTGAAACGAGTAGACTAGATGCTGGTCTTTCTTTAACAGTTTTATATATGATTCTTTG